TATCAAGCAAGATCAGATGAAGCGTAAAGCACAAGACATGGTCGGTGTTGTTGCATCAGGAGTTGCTAGTGTACATAACTAGTAGAAATGATGATGGTGGGCTTGAATATCAACACGCTAGTGATATTAAAATCAACACATTAGAGTTCACCTTTGATGAAATAGAGTCAGCCTGGCATCAGTCAGGCGACTCAGGTCAGTTGTGGCAATTATCAATTATTAAAGATGCGTATAGATATCATGGCGTACACTTATCTGTAACAAATTGGTTTAAACTTGTCAGTTATGAGATGCAAAGATTGAGAGAAGGGCAAGATCCTCAGATATATGTAGCGATTAAAAAGTCAAAATACTTTTGGGTTGTTGCTTCTGAATGTATCCCACCTTTTCCTTCTAATGGTTTAAGGCATGACGCAGATAGACCTCACCACAACATATATAGTAAGCAGACTGTTCAAAACGCCATCATATGATTTGGGAACGCAAAGTTAGACTTGCTGAGATCATACGAGATCGCCACCCTTCTACTGAGTATGAACGCTCAGTAGCAAAGGGTGTGCCGATTAAATATCTTAAACTATTTCAAGAAGTCTTTAAAGCTGCCAAAGGCAGGTCTTTGTATACTTATAAATTTCGAGGTAAAAGCAAACCTGGATATCGTAGAGATCAAAGTTATATCCATAAATCTATGGCAGATACTTTTGCTGCCTATCCTAAGTCTAGACCATTCTGGCGAAAATAATTTAAAAGTTCCCTTTGGGAAAGTGGCTGACATTGTCTCAAGATACAGATTGTTTAAGCTACATAATACGCCCAAGAGCCTTATCCTTTCGGCTCTTGGGTTTTTTTATGTCTATTTGACAAATCCTATATATTTGATATACTCCCCTGTTATGAATTACAACCAACAACTCACAGTCATAAAAACTTTAATACCTCAAGGTGAAGTGGACACCAGGATTGACTGCCCTTTCTGCCACAATTCCCAAACATTAAAAATCACAAGGGAACAATCAGAATTAAAATGGTATTGTTTTCATGCGTCATGCTCTGCCAAAGGTAAGCATGAAAGTGAAATGACAATGCAACAAGTATACGAAACCGTAGTGACAAAAAATAAAGAAAACAAAGTCAAGGAATTTATAATGCCAAGTAGCTTCATGTCTATTTTATCTGAACCTAAGTGCTATGATTATTTAAAAACTAATAATTGTTTGAAAGCAAAACAAAAAGCAAAGGCAAGCTTCATGTATGATGTTAAACAACATAGGATTGTATTTTTAATAAAAAACAAAGAAAAGGTTTTAGGTGCAGTCGGTAGAGCCTTGACTTCAAAAGTATATCCTAAATGGTATATGTATGGTGGAAAGACTTATCCTTTCATTTGTGGTGATAGCGATACAGCAATCCTGGTAGAAGATTGTGCAAGTGCGTGTGCTGTATCAGGAGTATATACAGGAGTTGCATTGATGGGTACAAGTTTACCAGAAAGCTACATACCGATAATAAAAAAAAAGTTCAAGAAAGTTATCGTAGCATTGGACCGGGACGCAACAACCAAGTCATTTGACATAAGCGAGAAACTAAAGTATTATATACCTACAGAAGTTAGAATATTAGATGATGATCTTAAATATTTTGATGAACAAAAAATCACGGAGGTATTACGATGAATATATTTTTTCTTGACAAAGATCCACGAAAAGCTGCAGAGTATCTATGCGATAAACATGTGCCAAAAATGTTATTAGAGTCTTCGCAAATGCTATCGACTGCAGTTCAAAGACATTTAGGCACTATCGAAGATCTATACAAACCTGCCTATCCTAAGCATCCTATGACTATTTGGGTTGGCGAAAGTCAAGGAAACTTTAATTGGGCATTGAGAAATGCCTTATTTATCAACGAAGAATACGAAAAAAGATTTCACAAAAAACATAAATCAATGCGTGTAATTAATTATATTACATATTGGGCATTTCATTATGATATACCTGGAGGTTCAATGAAAGCACCACCTCAATGTATGCCTGACGAATACAAAGCAAATGATTATGTTGTTGCATATAGAAAATATTATATGGGAGATAAGTCTTACTTTGCTAAATGGTCTAAAGGCACAGGCTCACCTTATTGGTGGAAACATGATTGGTTGAAAAATGCTTAGACCCTTCTTGACAGACGAGACTACAGATGTTATGACTAATTATGTTTATGCATATTTAAAAGCTAAACCGAAAACAAAGAAAAATATTCGTGATGCACTATTGTTAGCACAGACTTCAATAGTTAATCATGTAAGAAAGGGTAAAATTGACAAAAAGTAAAGACAAAAAGTGGGCAGAAGATCACTTGATAATAGAAATAGAAGGTCTTAGTAAAAAAGAAAAAGATGAACTAAGAGATAGAATTATGGAAAAGGTAAGTAAAAAATTTGGAAAGGCAAAGAATGACAAAAAGCAAAGTTAATGTTCTATCATTGTTTGATGGAATGTCTTGTGGTCAGATAGCCTTAAAAAATTTAGGCATTGAAATAGGAAAGTATTATGCATCTGAGATAGATAAATATGCTATGCAGATAGCAAAGAAAAACTTTCCTGATATAGTTCATGTAGGTGATGTCACTAAATTAGATGCAACAAACCTGGATATAGATCTATTGATAGGAGGATCTCCTTGTCAAGGATTTTCTTTTGCAGGCAAACAATTAAAGTTTGATGATCCAAGAAGTAAATTATTTTTTGAGTTTGTCAGAATAAAAGAAGAGACAAAGCCAAGATGGTTCTTGTTAGAAAATGTAAAGATGAAACAAGATGCTCAAGACATAATTACAAAATACATGGGGGTAAAACCCATAGAGATAAATTCAAGTTTATTATCTGCACAAAGTAGAAAAAGATTATATTGGACTAATATACCTTTTGATAAAGATATCGAAGACAAAGGAATACTACTCAGAGATATTTTAGATGAAGAAACAAATGAAGCTGCAGTTCCTATCAACGAAAGAAACGCTAGGCACTTCAGAAGAACAGATCAAAAAGGTTTATGTATGACTGCTACAATGTACAAAGGTGCAGGTAATAATGGATGTACCTTGGTGGGTATGGCATCAGATATAAATGGACATGATATTCTAAAAAGAATATACAGTCCTGAAGGCAAGGCACCTACACTAAACAGTATGGGTGGAGGTAATCGTGAACCAAAGATTGACATAACAGGAGGTGCATTTAGAGGTAGATATAAAGATAATGGCTTGACACAACAGCAATTAGAAGTTAGAAATGATGGTAAAACTAATACTTTGACTACAGTTCAGAAAGATAATGTTGTGGTAAACCAAGATAGATGGAGAAAACTAACAGTGACAGAGTGTGAAAGATTGCAGACTGTACCTGTTGGATATACAGAGGGGGTATCAAATACGCAAAGATATAAGATGTTAGGAAACGGTTGGACAGTAGATGTTATTTCACATATATTCAAAGGCATGACTATATGAACATGGCGTTTAAGTCATGGGTGATGGAGCATCAACTGAGAGAGGAAGAGTTAATGAAACAAAAAACCGAAAGCAAAGACAAGACAAACAAACAAAAGAAAAAGTGCCTCACTTGTAACAGTCCTTTCGAAAGCAAAGGAAAGTTCAATAGAATTTGCAATGATTGCAAAAGAACTGAATACTGGGGTACAGGAAATGACTATAGGATAATTGTATAATGATAGAAAAAGAACTAATAAAATTGCTGCTTAAAAAAGATTTTTATACAAAAAACAAAGCAAAGTTATCAAAAGAATTATTTACGAATGGCACAGGCGATTTGTATAATACGATTGCAAGAGCACATCAAGATTCTGAAAATGACTTAACTTTAAATGAAGTATCTACGCTATATACAGATGTAGATAATCCAGCTCTTACAAGAGTGGCAAAACAAAATTTTCAATCTCTGATTGAAGATATACAAGATGCATCTTTACCGAATGAAAAGATAGCTAACAATATATTAGAGTCGCTACATAAGCGAAGACAAGCAAATAGAATTGCAGTGTTAGCTACTGAAATCTACAATGGTAAAGATGCAGACTTCTCAGAAATAAAAAAATGTTTAGAAACTTCTATAGATGATATAGGAGATGACTATGAATATATTACCTCTGATGTGGGCGAGTTAGTTGAACAATTGAAGGACAACACAAGATTTAAATTTAACCTGAAACCTTTGCAAGAACGGGTGCATGGCGTAGGTGACGGTAATCTTGTGATTATTTTTGCTCGCCCCGAAAGCGGGAAGACTGCGTTCTGGGTAAACCTGATCGCAGGCCCGCAAGGTTTTGCATCGCAAGGTGCAAAAGTCTGTGCTCTGATAAATGAGGAGCCTGCTATTAGAACACAGATGAGACTAATCAATGCACATACAGGTATGACATTTGATGAAATCAAACAAGATATCTCCCTGGCAAATAAAAAATGGGCAGAGATCAAAAAAAATGTCAGTATCCTTGATACTGTGGATTGGGATTTAGCTAAAGTTGATGAATTAGTAGCGAAAGAAAAGCCTGATATAATAGTAGTTGACCAACTAGATAAGGTTGGCGTAGCAGGAAACTTCGCTCGTACTGATGAAAAACTTAGGGCTATCTATACAGGTGCGAGAGAGATTGCAAAAAGGAATAGTTGTTGTGTTATAGCGATCTCTCAAGCATCTGCTGATGCACAAGGCAAACTTGACATAACCTTTGATATGATGGAGAATAGTAGAACAGGTAAAGCTGCAGAAGCAGATATTATTATTGGTGTTGGGTACAGAGATAAGGTAGATATGGATAAAAACTTGAGAGGATTAAATATAACTAAGAATAAAATCACAGGTTGGCATGGCATGATACCTTGTATGATCGTACCAGAATTGTCGAGGTATGAAGAATGATAACTGTATTTGATGTAGAGACTAGCTTTCAAGTTACAGATGAAGGTAAACTAGATCCTTCATCTAAAAATCCTGATAACTTTTTAATATCTATGGGATTAAATGATGAGTATATATTTTTTAAACATAGAGAATACAAAGATACTCCTGATAGAAAAACTGTACAACAAATGCTAGATAACACCACACTTTTAGTTGGACATAATATAAAGTTTGATTTGATTTGGCTATGGGATTCTGGGTTTACTTATGAAGGTAGAGTCTATGATACAATGGTAGGTGAGTATGTTTTAAACAGAGGTATGAAGAAAAGTTTAAAACTAAAAGACTGTTGTATCAGAAGAGGCGTAACACAAAAGTCAGATCTAATGGAAGGGTTTATTAAAAACAAAACTTCATTTGAAAATGTACCTATCAAGATGTTAGAAGAGTATGGTAGGTTTGATATTAAATCTACAAGAGCCTTGTTTGATTCTCAGATAAAACAATTCAAGATAGAAAAAAATAAAAAACTTATCAAGACTACAAAGATGATGTGCGAGTTCCTGGTTGTGCTAGCAAAGATGGAAAACAATGGTATTTTCATTGATAATCAAGCACTTTTACAGGTTGAAAAAGACTTTCAAGAAGAGCATGATCAGTTGCGTGTAGAGTTAGATGAGATTATTTATGAGAAAATGGGAGACACTAGTATCAATCCTTCAAGTCCAGAACAATTATCTTGGTTAATCTATGGTGCAAGAGTCACTGATAAAAAGAAGTGGGCACTACAATTTAATTTAGGTATAGATAAACTTACAAAAAAACCAAAGAAAAGATTTTCATATTCTAAATTAGAACTAAAAAAGATTTGTCAAATGTATTTAAATCCTATCTACAAAACAAAGGCAGAGCAGTGCAGCTCTTGTAATGGTAAAGGGTTTATACAGAAAATGAAAGTAAATGGAGAGCCTTTTAAAAATTTAAGTAAGTGCCCGGATTGTTCTGCAAAAGGTTTTGTATATAAAGATACAAAAGAAAGAGCAGGATTTGGTGTTATTGCAGACTCATACATGGATGCAGCAGAAGGTGGATTTAAAACTGATAAAGTTACATTGTTAAAGATTGGTGCAAAAGCTAATGATGAGTTAAGAAACTTTGTAGAAAAGATATCCAGGTACAATGCTCTTGATACATATTTAAAAACTTTTGTTGAAGGTATAAAGAAACATAAAACAGAAAATAATTATTTATACCCTAACTTTATGCAATGTATTACTACCACAGGTAGATTATCTAGTCGTGATCCTAACTTCCAAAATCAACCTAGAGGTGGTACGTTTCCTATTAGAAAAGTTATAAGATCAAGATTTGATAATGGTAAAATCATGGAGATTGATTTTGCACAATTAGAATTTAGAGTCGCTGTCTTCTTATCAAAAGATAGACAGGGATTAAAGGATATAAAGAATGGTGTAGATGTGCATCAATTTACTGCTAATACTATTGGGTGTGATAGACAAAATGCCAAGGCACATACATTTAAACCTTTGTATGGTGGTATGTCAGGCACTGCAGATGAGAAAAGATACTACACAGCATTCTTAAAAAAATATCCTGATATAAAAGTTTGGCATGATAAACTGCAAGATCAAGCAATACGGCACAAAGTCGTGACGCTACCTACAGGTAGACAATATGCTTTTCCATCTGCAGAACGTATGCCATGGGGTGGCTCAAGCTTTTCAACACAGATAAAAAACTATCCTGTGCAGGGCCTAGCCACTGCTGACATTGTTCCTCTAGCGTGTATCCTTTCTCAAAAATTGCTAGAGGACAGTGGCACAAAGAGCATCTTAATCAATACTGTACACGACTCTATTGTAGCTGATGTTTTTCCTGGTGAGGAAAAGATCGTAGCTGATTGTCTAAAAAATGGTTGTCTTGGTGTTGTTGATAAAATGAGAGAAATGTATGGTGTTGATTTCGATGTTCCACTAGATGTAGAAATAAAGGCAGGATCTAATTGGTTAGATACCTCTGTTTTTGTTTGACAAAATTATTATATATGGTAATATAATATTATAAATTAGCACAGGAGGTGCGAATATGAGTAACGAAGTACAAGCATTTCATAATCTAAGTACAGAAGAGATTATGAAAATGACAGGGCAAGATGATGGATCTCAGATGGGATCTGGAACTCTGCCTAGACTAACAATTAACAGAGCTGCAGAAGATGATGATGGCAATGCTCTGAGAGCAGGTGTCTATACTATCTTTGATCCTGAATCAGAAGATAGAGTGTATGGTTTAAAAGATAAGCCTGCACAATTTAGACCGTTCATAAATGCATATCAATATATGGAGTATGACGCTAATGATAATAAATATGCATCAACATCTGTGATATTTAAATCATGGAAGGATGAGCCTATCGACACAAAAGGAGGAGTCAGATGTGGTAAAGTAATCGGTAAAGATAAAGATCAATTAACTGATGCAGAAATAGCTGCACAGAAAAGCATTAAATGCTATAGACTTGTATATGGTTTATTAAGTATGGATTGTACAAAAGCAAACGGTGAGCCTACCGCTGTTAAAGATATGCCTGTTCTTTGGAGGGTGACAGGTATGAACTTCAAACCTATTGGGGAAACATTAAAAGGTTTGAAAGGCAGAAATAGTTTGATGTTTAACCATGTTCTTAATTTATCCACTAAAAGAAAAAAAAGTGGTGATAATATATTCTATATAGCTTCTATCGGTGTTGATGATAAACAGGTGGAGTTTGGCAAAAAAGATCTAGAATATATGGATATGTTTAACGATCTAATTAATGAAGAAAACGCTAAAGTAAGCGAACAATGGAAGCAAGCTAATTCATCTAATACTAAAGATGCAGAGAGTGCTAAAGTTGTAGAAGCTGTAACCGAGGAGTCACCAGAAGAGTTCTTATCGGCATAATGTCAAGTACCATATTAAATAGAGTACAATTACTTCTTACAGAGGCTAATAAAGCCTCTGTAGATATTTCTAGCACAATTGTAAATGAGTTTGGAGAAGCGTGTAAAGCTGCTTTCAAAAGACAATTTACAGATCCTAAAGATAAAAAATTCAAAATAAGAATGTCTAGTATTGGCAAACCTTTATGCCAATTACAAATGGAAAAATCAGGTGCCGAGCCTGAGCCTATGCCTTACAATGTTAAGATGAGAAACCTATTTGGTGATTTAATTGAAGCATCTGCTGTCGCTATCTTAAAAGCTGCAGGTATTAGAATAGAAGATTTACAAAAAGAAGTTAAGCTAAAGCTAGGTAAAAATAATATCAAAGGCACTTATGACGTAAAGATACAAAATAAAATTTGGGATATAAAAAGTGCATCACCTTTTGCATTTGATCATAAGTTTGGAGATGAAGGAGGCTTTGACGCTATATTAAAACAAGATACATTTGGTTATGTATCCCAGGGATATTTATATGCTAATGCAGAAGATACAGATTTTGGTGGTTGGATAGCTATCAATAAATCTACAGGAGAATGGGCAATAACAGAAACACCTTTGTCCGATGAAAAATATTCTAAAGATGCTATTGAACTAGCACAAAAGAATATAGAAGCGTTAGAATCTAACGCACCATTTAAAAGAATGTTTGAGGATGAAGAAGAAACATTCAACAAAAAACCTACAGGCAATAGAGTGCTAGGGCTAGAGTGTAGATTTTGTGCCTATAAAAAACCATGTTGGGGTAAAGAGTTACAATACTTACCACAGCAACAATCAAAAGCATTAAATCCAAAATGGGTTTGGTATACTAAATTAGATAATCCTAGATTAGAGGAGGAACAAGATGCTTGATCAAAAAAAGAAACCTATTTTTATATCAATAGACCCTACAGATACAGGATACGAGTGTAATGTTTTACCACCTGTTGATATGCCAAAAGTAGAAAGCTATGCAGTAGCATTAACAATGGCTTATGGAATGGTAAAAGCTGCAATGGAAGATCCTAGTTGGGTTTTTGACTATGGTATAGATGCTATGCATGAACAAAAAGATAAACTCAGTATTTCTTTTGAAGAGATATTAAAGCGTAGAAGGGAGAGACTAAATTAATGAATACACATTTAGTAATACCAGATCCTCATGTAAAAATGGGAGTCAACAATGATAGATTTATTTGGGCAGCTAAGTTTGCTAATGAAGTAAATCCAAGTGTAATTATATGCCTGGGCGATTGGGTGAATATGGATTCTCTATCTCATTTTGATAGAGGTAAAAAAGCTTTTGAGGGGAGAAGATACAATAGAGAAATAGAACATGCTGAAGAAGCATTGCATCTTTTTAATAAACATTTGAAAGTTAAGAAGTGTAAGAAGATAATGTTAGAAGGTAATCATGAATACAGAATAACTAAATTTGTAGAAGATAATCCTGAGTTAGACGGTAAAGTAAGTGTTAGTGATATACCTTTTGAAGAATATGGATGGGAGGTCCATGAATATGAAAAGATAATAGAAGTAGATGGGATACTATATTGTCACAATATAGCAAGTGGTGTGATGGGAAAACCTATCAGTGGAGATTATGTAGCTTCTAATTTATTAAAGAAGAACTTTCAATCTGCAACTGTAGGACATTCTCATTTGTTTGATTATGCTATTAGATCTATGCATAATGGTAGAAAGATTATGGGATTGAATGCAGGATGTTATCTGCACCATAAAGAAAACTTTGCTAAAGGTACGCAAAGATTATGGTGGAGTGGGTTAATAGTAAAAAGAAATGTAGATAAAGGTGAGTATGACTTAGAAACAATAAATATTAAGGAGTTAAAAAAGAGATATGAAAAACGCAAATGAGTTACTAAGTGTAGCTGATAATTTAGTTGCCGGGGATAGGGCACAAGAGTATGGTGATAAAAAGATTATGCATAATAATATTGCAAGTCTTTGGTCTGCATATCTAGAAACTAAAATTACAGCACATGATGTGGCTTTAATGATGACATTACTGAAACTTGCCAGGACAAAAGCTGGTAAAACTTCAGATGATACATATATAGATATGGCAGCTTATAGTGCTATAGCGGGGGAGTTAAAAGAATAATGGCTGAGTATGTAATTAGACCTAAGTACATAGTTGTAGAGGCGACTGAGTATAGAACCTTGGACAAGGTTGACCATGATGTGATTGCGTGTCTAGATGATCTAGAGACAGCAAAAAGATTAGTTGATATTAAGAATGAAGCAGATCAGCTTCAGGGATTTTCGTACAAGAAGTATATTGTATATCATGTTAGTGAATAATAGGGGGAAACATGGATAATAATTATCTTATAACGCAAGAACAGATTAATTCTGTATTAAAATATTTGTTTGCACGACCTTACGCAGAGGTCGTTCAACACATAAGTCTATTAACAAAGTTACCAAAGTTAGATCCTAAGATAAAACCAGACTTTGTTAAGCAAGAATCTAAAAGTAAATAATGAAAGACACTGCCGTGTTATTTAAAACCACAGTCCTAATAACTGATAAAGGGGCTGTGGTGGTTGATCATGAATCATTACCTAGCAATGAAGTTACTAAAAGATTAGGAAAAGGATATTATCCTAGTTTAATAAATGCTATAGTGAGTCACTGTAAATCCAGGTCACATTCTTTTGATGAGGATCTTTCTTCTTTAGTTAATAATCTTTAGACCGCAGTCATTAGACCTGTATCTGTATTTTCTTCTACAGCTGCAGGCGGTCTATACACTTGATTCATTTTCATAGCATCTGAAGTGGGTGTCGGTGCTTCAGGTGCGATGAACTCTTGTTGTTCTTGTGGCTGAGAGTCTTGTACTTCTTTTGGCGTAGGTGGTGTTTTAACTTCTGTCATTAATCCTTTTGTAGCTTCTGTATCTGTTTCTACAGGACTTTGAACTGCTGACATATCAGCAAATGTATTTACTAAATCATTAAAATTAATATCTCTCATAGCATCTAATAAATTTTTTACAATGGAAGTATTTGTAACATTACCTTGCATATTAGTTTCAGGTTGCTCTCTTACTATCTGAGACATCAAAGGTTGTTTTAGATTTTCTATTGGTTGTGTTGCCATATTTTACTCCTAGCATTCTAAGAAGCCCTTCCCTATCTTGTTTAGAAGATGCAGGTTTAGGCTTCTTAGACTTCTTTTTCATTAAACTGCTTGTACTAAAGCGACTACTATAATTACAGCTACAGCAACTACAATGGTTTTGCCTTTCTTATTAAGACCGTTCCATTTACTTGTAGCTTTTGATATATATTCTGTTATCATACTTCCTCCATTTGTTTACTTAGTGCTTGTGCACGATTGGGGGTTTGCTTTGCCCATCTCGAATCGAGCATCTGACGGCCTGCCTCTACAAAATTATTCTGTTGTAGAGCAGCAATCATCATTTTAAATTTACTGACACCTGCAAAACCCATTTGAAAAATCATTTCACATAGAATGCCTTTTGCTTTATTAGGTATATCAAGACTATGCTCTGCACATAATCTTTCCATACTATCCCATGCTTTATTAAAGTCTTTCTCAAATAAATTATCCCAACCTTCTTTAGTTGTAGGAATCTCCTCTCCTTGTAATATTTTATGACCATAGCCCCCTGTTAAGAATCCTTCTGTACAGTGGTATGGATCTAGCCTATAGCCTTCATGCTCCTTAATGCGTTGCATCAGTTCAGCTTTCATTACATCTACCATATTTTCTCCTATTTATTTTTACTAATCATGCCTTTGATACCGGGTGCCGCTCTAACACCTAGACTGACACTGCAAGCCAAATATAAGAGATGGGTATAATATTCAGGTAAAGTTTCCAAAATCTGAAACCCACGCTCTATGTGAGGTTGCATGAAAGGCAAGAAGCTGCAAATTGCTGGAACCATCAGGGCTAATAAAACAAACTCGTCTTTCCAAGACCCTTTCATTTGATCGACCGCACTAGCCTCCCACTTAACTTTGCCTGCTATTTGTTGCTCTTTCAAACTCTTCTGTGCTTTTATTTCCGTAAGTGCTAAATCTGCTTTTGCTTTTTTAGTCTCCACGAAACCTTTGACTGTATCGCCCACCATATTTGCGATGGGACCTATTAACATATTTAACATTATTCCTCCTTATAAACCTAAGTCACTTGCGTCTATTTCATCCATAAACTGCTTAAACAAATCCGCTAATTGTTCTTCTAGTAAATCTATTTTAAATCTTTTTTGCTCTTTACTAAAGCTTTTATTTTCTATAATAAGATTTCTTTGTTGATTAACATTTGATACCATTCTTGCAATTCTTTCAAATGTAGGACTTAGTGCTAATAGATTTGTAAACTCTTCATCTTTATATAACTCTTGTAATAATTCTACTTTATTTTGATCTTTAAATTTTTTAACTATATTAACTGCTTTATCAGCTTCTTTTCTAAGTCTGTAGAAGTCAGCTTCTGCTTGCGTAAATTTTATAGGATCTAATTGTAGAAA